TTGTAGTAGCCATAATTTATTATTTTTTAATTAAAAAGTTTTGCCATAACTATATCTTGTGTAGTCATTTGGCGATTAGTTGATATTTTATTTATTCTTAATTCAGATTTAACTTCTGGAGAGTGTGTTAATGGTTCAACAACAACATCAGAACTCAATTCTTCTTTTACTTCTTTTGCTAATTTTAATTCAGCAATTTCAGTACGTAGTTTTTCAATTTCAGAAAAGAACATTTCTTTAGAAACTGATTCTACAATTCTTTTAGGAGTTGCTACTGTTTCAGCTTGTGCTTCAACCTCAACTTCTACTTCAGCTTCTGGAGCTTCTACTTCAGTTTCAACTTCTTTAATTTCAGCAATAACACCTTCAACGGCTACAACTAAAATCATTCCATCTTCAAGTTCGTATTCTCCAACAGGTACAGGAATTCTATCCTCACCGTTTACAATAAAAACATTGTTATCCATTTCAAAAGCATCAGCTTCTATAACAGTAACTCCATCTTTAAGTTTCATTTGAGCGAGTTTTACATCCATCCCAAGTAAAGTCTTAATTTCGTTTATCACATTCATATTATTTTTTTTAACGTTAATATATTTATAATAAAATAAAAAAAAGTTTGTTATAAATTGTTTATATTTGTATATGAAAAAATGTAGTAATTGTAAAATAGAAAAATCTTTTAATGAATTTTCAAAAGATAATTCAAAAAAAGGAGGTTTGTATCATAAATGCAAGTATTGTAGTAAAGAACAAAACAAAAAATATTACGATGCTAATAAAGTTAATATAATTCAAAATAAAAAACAATATATATATAATAGAAGTAAAACAGATTATATATTTAAATTTAGTTGTAACGTAAGAAGTTTAATTAATGGTTCTTTTAGACGTGGAACTAATCAATTTAAAAAGTCTGCTAAAACAGAAAATATATTATGTTGTACTATAGAAGAATTTAGAACTTATATAGAAAGTAAATTTACAGAAGGAATGAATTGGAGTAATAGAGATAAATGGCATTTAGACCATATTAAACCAATGGCTTTAGCAAATAACGAAAAAGAAATATTAATACTTAATCATTATACAAATTTTCAGCCTTTATGGATATATGATAATATTTTAAAAGGAAGTAAATATTAAATAAAAAAGGGTAGTTATTAGCTACCCTTTATAAATTACGAACTTACACTTGTTATAACTCTTGCAGTATTTGTGTTTGTAACTGTACTTGTTTGTTGATTAAAAGTAGAACCTATTCCTTGTTCTTGTAATTCTCCATTACAACATTTTTGAGAGTATTTACCATCTTTACATAAGCAACCTCTGTTTCCACCTTTTGGTGAACTTGTTTTATTTCCCATAATTTTATTTATTAATTTCAGCATTAGTTATTATTGATTTTATTTTATTTATTAATTCTTGTTCTTTTGCAATTTGTAAACTCATTTCTAATTTGTCGCTAAAATATCCTTCGATTGAAAATCCTTTAACCTTTCCTGTTTTTACAAAGTCATTCCATATAGCATCATTATTAACTTTCATCGATACCATCCAAGTTCCTACAGGTGCATTTAAACCGTACTTTTTAGATTTATCCATTTCAGTATCTTCAACTATCCAAGATTCAACTACTGATAAATCTTTTAGTTTTTTATCGTGTTCTAATGTTGCATTGTTTTGATTGCTATTCATTAAGAATAATTCACTTGCTTTACGCACCGTATCTTCTGAAAAGAAAATATAATATTCATCATTACCATTCTTCCTGTAAATGTTTTTATTTGGTATTAATGCAGCACCCATCAAAATCTTCTTTTCATCATCAACTTTAGCAAGTTCTAAATGTTCACTTAATGCAACAAAATTAGATTCTATTGCAGGAAATTCAACGATTGATACTGCCTCTATTCCGTTTAACTTTTCAGATTCGTCTATAATTAATTCAACTATTCGCATATTCTTTTTTTATATTATAATTAATTTATATTTATTTTGTTTATCCTATTGAAGCACTTGAAACTATGTTTCTATCTAAACTTTGTTGTGTTGTAACATCATTTGCTACTACATAAGCCTTAATGGGTTGTTGTTGTTGATTGCCTATTGTTTGTGCTAATTGATTTGTAGAACTTGCACCTACTACGTTAAATGCAGGAGCAGCAGGAGCAGCACCTCCGCCTCCACTTGGAGCAGAACCACCACCACTTGGAGCAGAACCTCCTCCACCTCCACCACCACTTGATAATAGTTGTTTTGCTCTTGCAATGTTTCCTACAACAGTAGCAGCAGTTGAAGCATAAGATACAACTCTTGCAATAGTACCAATACCAGGAACTAATGGGAATGCTAATTGAGCAGCTACACCTTCAGCATTTGCTAATGTTGATGCTTTAGAAATTGCCACTGCACTATCTATTCCTATTTGAGTTAATGCAATTGCTTTAGATATAATTTGACCTGATTTTGTTTTTGCTAATCCTGATGCTTCTAATCCTGCAATTATATTATTTAAATTTGCTTTTGAATTTGCTATTGCTGTATCTTTATTTTTTTGAAATTCTACTTCTTTATCATCTGATGCTTTTTTATCTGCTGCAATTTTATCTGATATTATTTTATCATCTGCCGCCTTTTTTTCAGCATCTGTTTTAGCTATTAAAGATAAATTATCTTTATGTTGTTTATCTAATAATTCAGTATTTAAATTATTGGCTTGATATTTAGTTAACCATTCTTGATATTCTCTTTCTTCTTTTTGTGCAGGTGTTTCTTGTGCTTCTCTTAATGCTTTTTCTTTATCCATTACTTCCTGTGCGGAAGCCATTTCTGCAGCAATTCTATCTTCTTCTATTTTCTTTAATGCGTCTGCTTCTGCTTTAGCTTTTTCTATTGCAGTTTGTTTAGCTTTTTCTTGGTCTTGTTCTTTTTTCTCTTGTGCTTTTTTTCTTGCTTCTGCTCTTTTTTCTGCTTCTTCTTTTTCAGTTTTAGACATTTCTTTTGTCCCTTCATTAAACCTTTTTATAGAAGCGTCATAATTTTTACTAAAATCATTAACAGAACTTTTTGCATCCTGCCAAGCTCCACTAAAATCACCAGAAATAAGTTTTTTAATTGCACCACCTAACAATCCTAAAGATTGAAATACTGCAGTCACAGAACTATAAACAACTCCAAATGCTTTTGATACAGTTGGTAAAGCACTAACTGCCAAATCAACTAAAGTATTAAATAAAGGTTCAACTGCTCTAAATACTCCTTGAAATAATTTACCAATACCATCAAGTAAAGGTTGCAATTTCTTCATTGCTACTTCATTTTCTTGAAATGCTGCAACTAATCCACCAATCAAGGCTACAACTAAACCTATTCCTGTAGCTTTTAATGCACCTCCAAAACTTTGAGTAGCTACCTTTGCTCTATTTAAAGATGCACCCAATGCACCTATAGGACCTCCTGCACTTTCTAAACTATCAATCCAATCAGATGAAGTATTTTTAGCAGATTTAATTTTATCCTCTAAATCATCTATTTGATTAAATATCTTTTTAAATTCTTCAGAACCTGCAGCAGTATCTTTTAACTGTCTTTTTAATGCTTTTAAATCTGAAATAGACTCTCCAAGATTTGATTTAACTTCTAACTCTATTGTTTTCTTTTCAGCCATTTTATTTCTCTTTTGATTTGATTAAATCCTTGTTTAATTGTTGTTGGTCTTTGATACTTTCCTTTAGCTATTTCAATCAATTCACTTTGTCCGTAAAATTCATCTAATGCTAATAAATCTAAAATGTGCTTTATCATAATCTTTGGTCTGTTAATAATTCAAATTGTACTAATCCTGTTGTTAAATCTGTTGTGAATGTATTAATTAAATATTTTGTGTCTCTTATAATAACATTATCATTCAATTTAAGCGATGTTAATAAACTCGTTGGTAGTATAGCACTAACTTTAACTAATCGTGATTTAAAGTTAAATATATTGGCAAAGTATGCAGAGTAATATTGTTGATATAAACTATTGTTTATTATTTCATTTGTTAATGTACTTTGTTGTTGATTAAAATTTAATCCGTATGTTTCACCACTTATTAATGTTTCTTGACCAAATGCTTTATAAGTTGTTCTTGGGTCTCCATCACCAGTTAATGAACCACTTGTGTAAAATGTAAATCCAGCATTTGTAGTACCCGCAGAATTATAATCATATAATATTACTGGCTTTGGAATATACTTTTGCAAATCTGTTTTTAATGCATAACCAACTTGAAATAATGATGATTGTAATAAATTAGAAAAGTTTAAATTCTCAAAAGGTAATTTTATTGAGTATTCTTCTCCTTCTGCTGGAGGTGTATTTGAATAATGCAAAGAGCCATATTCTATACCAGCATTTGAATTAAAACCTACATTTATAATTGACTCGCTTTTCTCATAATCAAAATTTATTTTCTTATAAGTTTTTACTCGATTTAAATTCTTCTTGTCTTGTAATACATACTTTGTTATGTCTATGTCAGAACCAGCACTATAATAGCTTTCTAATTGCTCTACTGTATAGTTTATTCCGTCAGTTGAATAACAAGTAAGGTTAAACATTTTTAAAATACCACTAAAGAAATCTTCTATTTTAATTTCTGGCATATAATTTTTAATAGATAAATTACCTGGAGTTATACTTTGAGATGATGTTTTATTTAAATATTGAATAATATTTAATCCCGCCCCTTTTGAAACTAATTTTATTTGTGATGAACTTGAAAATGTAATATTTGAAAAACATATTATTCTTATGCTATGAGTTTCTCCTGTATAATTATATAAAGGAGTATCCATTAATTTAAAACTTTGTAGCCCAGTTGTTGAAGTTGTATTGATTGTTGTTATTATACTATTTGATGTATTTGACCATAAATTTATTTGATAATTAACACCTGCCACATTAGGATATAAATCCAAAATAATTTCTTTTGTTATAAACCCAACAGCATTAGGTGATGAAGTAAAAGTACTTAAAGATGTATTTGTATTTTGCCATTTGTAAGTAGGATTTGGTTCTGTTGGAGGAAATCCAGTTGTAGTTTGAAATGTAAATAATACATCAGTTGAAATAAATTTAAATTCTTCAGCATTTTTTAACCATAAATAAGCATTTGTAAATCTTGCATCAGATAAAAAAGAACCGTTAAAGTTTAAGTTTAAAATATTACTATCATTTTGAATCATATTTAAAACTGCTGATAATTTTAAAGCTGGGAATAATTCATTGTATCTTATTGGTGCTGCTGGCCAGTTAACTGCATCGGCATTAAAAGTTGTAGGATTAACATTCCAAACTCTATTCGATGATATAAGCGGAAACATTACATCTTGACTTGGTGCATTATCCACTACTCTTGATAATACTAAATTTGGTGTATATTCAAAATCATAAGTAGTGCTTGTTAAATCTTTTAAATATAAACCCGCAAACGTATCTTTTAAATTACCTAATAATCCAATAAAAGTAATTGAATAATCTTTAGCTTGTCCATCTTCTAAATTTGCACTTTCTAATTGAATTTTACCTTTACGAAAAGTAATAGTGTCTATTTCAATATAAGCGTCTGACTTAACTAATGTACTGAATGGTGCATCATTTGAGTTGTCGTACCAATGTCTAAAAATCTTATTGTTTTGTTTTGTTGCCGGTACTACAAATGTCTGTGAAAAATCGGTGTACGTTTTACTCAAATCATTTATATTTTGTATGGAACTAACAACAGATATTTTTTCATCATCAAATAAATCAATTCGATTGTATTCATTTGTATAAACATCTTTTATGTATATGGCTACTGCTAACATTATACTACATCATTTATAAGGTTATAAGCGTATTCAAAATCTATTTCGTAGTTTATCAATCTATCTTTTAAACTTGTCTTTAAATCGCTTCCCTGTGTCTTTACAGTTACAGGTTTACCATCTAATAAAACAGTTTCAGATAATAATAAATCAGTTATTAATTCTGAATAATTCTCGTCAACAAATCCTGTATTTAGTTTTACAGTTTGCTTTCCATTTGTATTAAATGTTTTGAATTGACCTATAGAAGTATTGTAATTAATTGTATCTTGAGTTAATTTGTAATCTGTTCCTTTTACTGCAATGGTATTAGTTTGTTGTTTAAAGAATATTATATCTTTCCAACCACCGTATCTATTTATAAATGAACATCTAACTGGTGTATATTTACATTCTTCAATAGGATATGTGTAAAAAATAATAACTGTTGGACTTCCACTAACTGGAGTTAATGTTAATGTAACTTTACATCCATTTATAAAATCTGAATTATATATTATTGGAGTTATTGGTATTTTTAAATTATAATCTCCAGATAACCCAGCTAATACATTAGTAGTAGTTGAATAAACTATTCCATCAATTCTTTCATATTTTAAAGTTAATGTAGTAGTAGTTGTAGTTGCTTTACTTACTAACAAATTAACATATTCCATTTTTAAATCTGAATATGTATTTTTATAATAATAATTATTAATATTTATATTTCCTAATAATGTAAGTACTAAATCAGTTGTTGTTTGATTTCCATCAATATAATTTTTAAATCCATTTACACCTACATATTCTGTTGTACTTCCTACTTGTGTATATGTACTTCCAACTAATTTAAATGTTTTAATTTGAAATTTTACCCATTCATTATATTCTTCGGTTAATGGAGCAGTAACATAATAAAATGGGTCTATATTATAATTTGATGGTTTAATATTATCTATAAACTCTTTAACATAATTAGAAACATTGTAAGATGTATTTATTTGCGTTGCACTTGGAATTAATTTTGATAATGAATAAAATCCAAATCCAGAAGTAGGATATGATGTTCCATTCCATATTGATAATTCTATTTTACTACCTATTTGTCCAGCTTCATTTACTTCAATTATAAACGGACTTCTTACTTTTACTACTTTCATATTGTGTGATATATTGTGTCAATCAAATCTTCATCTATATATATTTCTTCTTTGCAATTCCATAAATTTACATATTGAGATGAATCAATTATATTTTCACTTTCAATAATAAAATCTGGAATTATATTTTCTTCTTTATAAATTTTTACTATGTTCATTTTATATCTTTTAAATTATAATCTACCATTGTTTCAACATCTTGTCCAAATGCTTTTAATAAATCTACATCTATATATTTTTTATATCCTGCTTCAAATGGCTTTGTAAAAAATAAAGAAGGTTTAATTCCATTCATAAATATACTTCTTGCTATTGCGTATTGTAAACCTTTTCTTGATTGAAATTCTCCTTTAGCGTTTCTTGGTGCTATTCCTTTTTTTACTATCCATTTGTCAAATGCTTTTGCAGGAGGCATTTTATTTTTATAACTATATGGTGTATTGTATTTTTTAATCTTACCAGAAACTCCTTTGTCCTGATAAATACCATAATCAACCATAGAAAAGCCAACTATGTTAAATCCATTATCACTTACAATTTCACCTTTAATAGAATTATATAATTCTTTAGAACTATTCTTTCCACTTTTAGTTAAATTACTTCTTGATTGTTGGATAACATAATCTCTGAATTTAATTAAAGTCTTTTGAACTTCTAACATTTGCTCATTTGGTTTTGAATTACCATATCAAAAGTAACAGTTACTCCTGCCATTTTGTTTTCAAATCTTTCTGTAAAAAATTCACAAGATGGTGTACCTATCAATTCATAATCATCACCAAATTTACCCATTCTTAAAACTTCCAAGAATCTATTAACTACCATTAATTGCGTATTTAAAACATCTTGCTCATTGTCATTACCTAAAAATATATCAGTTGTTAATGATTTACTTTCATCAACTATATCCATACATAATATAGATACATTGTAATTCCAAGTAGAACCTAAATAAGTTGCTGAATTAATTATAATATGACTCAAAGGAAAGATTGTAAGCTTGTTTAAATCAACTTTAAATATGTCTCCAATAGTAACTGTGTTTACAAATAAATCTTCCTTTAATTGGTTCTTAATTGCTTGTGTTATTTCGTAATAATGTGATGTCATCTATTTTGTCTTTTAATTAAATCAGCTTCTATTTTATTCTTTTCTTTTTCAAATGTTAGGTATGTTAAACATTGATTAATTGGTAATCTTGTAACTGCGTCAAATCTGTTAAGGTCTCCTTGAGCAAGAGCATAGATTGAACTATACCATCCCCACTTTTGTCCGAAGTTTGCTGTTGCAGAATATTCTGTACCTCCGTGTCCTTCTCCAAATAAGCTATCGTAGCTTTCAATAATTCGTTGCCTAAACGATAAAAAAAAACCGTAGCACCTAAACAAACATCTAATGGTGCAAACTTCATTACTTCAGCATAGGTTATAGTTCCATTATAATCTTCAATCTCATACGTGCCATTTAAGCCCTTCTTTTTAATTGGCCTATACAATACTGCCATTGCTTTATGTATCTCATCCCAATCGGTTATATACGTGTCTAAATCGGTATACTCTCCAAATGTCATATCTTCTAAATTAGGAATAAAACCAAATTCAGTCCCACCCATTTTAAATGTAGGTATAAAAGAATGATTCTGGTTAAACATATTTCCTATAGATGTAGTTATATCATTTACATCTTTATATTTAATTGAGGCAACTTCTTTTAAGTCTATTCCACAAAATATCTGTACCATCTTTTGATGTAAAAATTCTGTATCTTCATTGTCTTTAGCTATCTTTAAAAAAGCCTGATACTGTGAAAGTTTTATTTCACTTAATTTAGTTGGTATTGTTATTTCTAATTTCATTTGATTTGTTTTTTATAATAATAAAATAATGTGTAAATTGTATTAAACAAAAAAAAGACCAGAAGGCTGTTCTTACGGGAAGCTCTACTGGTACTTTAATTAAATTACTAACCTTGTGTTTTTCTTATAGCCATTTCGGATTATCAGATCCGATGCTTACATAAGAGCAGGTTTACTGACTAATGATTTGCTTGTACTCCAGATTACTGTTAAACCTTTTTCATCCTTTTAGCACCATCATTAATTAACAGTTAGCATTAGTAATCTCTTTTATATCTATTGCAAAGAAGTTCTGTTTAAACATATCTTTGAATAGTGTAATAACCATTTGTTCGTTTGCTGCTATTATTTCAGCATACTCATAATCTTTTTCGTTGTCAGCATATCTGTACCAACCTTTAACTTCGTATTGTTTCATAGTGTTTATTTTAAGATTAAATATATTTTACAAATATAATACTTTTTGTTATTTATATTTTACTTTAACATTTATTTAACTTTTCAAATAAGCACTTGCAACCTTATACATTTCCTGCATCTTTCTAATCTCACCTATATTACGTGGCAAATTAATAACCACTTCTACATTCTTTTTGTGATGTATATAACATTGTATTGTTGCAATTATTTCTCCGTATGTCATTTTATATTTAATTGATTATTAGAACAATAAACTAATTATTGTACAATAAACTTTATAGGTTTATTATTAGTAAATAAAATAACTTCCTTTATTAGGATTCTCTAATTGATAACCTACTGCATATCTTAAAGCATCTATACAATTATGAACCAATATGCCATTAGCAAAATATTCGTGACAATCTTCAATCATTAAATCATAAACTTGTGCTTTGTAACTTTCTCCTTGTTCGAAGTGCTTTAGCTTTGCAGTTGTTATGGCAGTATTTTGAAACTCCTCCGTGTCTTGTTTCATATTCTTTATTACATACTTCGCAATTATGTTTTTTATATTCTCTATTATGCCAAGTTTTTTTACCTTGTTCTTTATGCCATTGCAATCCAACTTCTGATTTATGCCATTCTTTTGCTGCTTCAATACCTTTTGAATGAAATTCTTTAAACCATTCTGGATTATCTTTAATTCTTTTTTTACCAGTAAACCTTTGATGTAAAGATTCAAGCACCATATTAAGATTTGATATATCATTATTTTGAGTATTACCGTCAACGTGGTGTATATGGTATCCTTTAGGAATATCCCCTTTATAATGTTTCCAAACTTCAGTATGTAATCTTGTTGTTCCTCTACTAAAATATTTTTCGTTTTTGTAAAGTTTAAAATTTTTTCCGTTAAACCATTGTACAGGAATAATGTATCCTGATTCTGTAATTGTGAAATTTGTTTCCATTTATTAATAGTTTTAATTTTATGTTCTTTAGTAGAACACAAGGATAATGCCAAAGTATCTAATTGCATCGAGTACTTATTAACATTTTTTATACCATTATTAAAATTTACTAATACCTTTTTATATCCTTTACTTGTTAAAACTAAATCACCTACTTTTATTTTATCTATTCTAATCTGTCCTTTAATTGTAGTTATTAAAGTGTCTCCCGTAAAGCAGTGGTTATGATTATCAATAGGTGTATTTGATTTCTTTTCTAACCAACAGTAATTGTTTAATTCCTTAATTAAGTTGATTGATTCTGGACTTATTATTAAATCATAATCTTGTAATAATGCTATTCCGTAAGTAACCGAACCTTGACCTTTAATTGCAGGTACTATGTTTAAACCTGCCGATTGTAATTCAGATATTAGTCTTGGTTCGGCACTATCTGCTACTATTAAACTATCAATACAATGCTGCTTATTTAAAGCGTATATTTGAGACGTTGTTAATGATGGCAAATAAAACCTTTCATTAATGTAAATTCGTTTATTAGAACTATCTATATTACATTCTACTAATGTACTTGGGTCATTACTAAAACCAAAATCTTGACCGAATACAGATTTAGAAACTTGTTCATACTTTCCTATACTCCAGTTAGTAAATATAACTCCTTCAGCTTTATCCAACCATCCACCTAATATTTGATGTTTATACTTTTCTGGCCTTCTTGACTTTATATTCTCAATCTGATTAATAAACGATTCAGAAAGGTTGTGTATATTATCTTGGTATGTTGTATGTATATAAGTTGTATCTCCTTTTATTAAATTGCTTCCTGCTTCTATTCCTTTATCTTCAAAGAATTTTTTATAAATGAAATGTTCTTTTGTTGCAGGATTCAATACAAGTAAAACCCTATTCTGAACTCCTTTAGTTCTTATACTAAAATCAATCTTTTCAAATATTTCTTCGTCATTTAATTCTTCTGCTTCATCTAATACCCACGTTGTAACTCCAGCTAAAGATTTTAAACTTGCAGTTTGTGTTCCACTACTTGTTTTAATACCTTTAAAGATGATTTTAGACCCTGTTTTAAGATTTACTATTTCATCCTTCGTAATATAAAATTCGTGGCTTAAATTAGCCGTTTCAATCTTATCTATAAATTCAGGAATAATAGAGACGTTTGCAGATGTTAAAGTATATCGTGTAAATAATATAACGTGGCCAACTTCATAAGTAAGCAACAATAGAAATGAGTTCAAAGAGTATGATTTCCCTGAACCCCTTCCCCCTGTAATTACAAAGTATCTACTTTCACTTCCTAATAGATTATATTTTTCATTCAGATTTATTTCCAATTTTAAATATATCTTTTATGTTAAAATCATTTACATTATGTGTAGCTTCTATAATTTCTTTTGGCTTACCAAATATATGTTCAGCAATAAACAATTGTCCTCTTTGTGATTCCATTAGTGTAGATTTAACAAAAGCTATCTTTGTTTCTTCTTCTGTATCTTTATTGTAAAGTTCACCTAATGCTTTAAGAAATATATTGTTTACTTTTTCTTCTTCTACTTTTGGTTTACGTCCAGCGTTTTTATTTCCGCCATTGTATTTTCTTTTATCTTCCATAATCAAAAAAGTTATCATTATTGAATTAAAAATAAATAAAATCTATTATTGTTTATCTTTAAATCCATTTTTCAATCTCATTAAATTATTTGCTCTTTCTTTTATCTGTTTAAATTCAGAATCAGTTTTAACTCTTTCAGACAAACATTTATCACAATATAAATCTTGAGTATTACCTGTAGTTATTATTATACTACATAATTGACATAATGTTGCACCTATTCCTCCATTTAATTTATGTATTGGTTTCATTCTCCTTGTCCTTTTTTAATTAAATAATACCATAGCCAAATCAACTTTGACCTTATAAATTCATAAGCCATTAATATTAATATATATTTCATTCTTCATCGGTTTTATATTCCCAGAAGTATTCACATTCTAATCCTTCATTTGGAGGTTTACAAAAGTATGATTGTCTAAACTTACTTGGTTCTGCTTTATATCTATAACATATAGAAGATAGTTCGCAGTTGTTTCCTGAACAAAGTGTTATATCTGGCATCTTAATTGTTTTTATTATGTTCTATTACTTTCATATTCATATCGTATATAGCTTCTAAACGTAGTATCATTACATTGTGATGTTCTGTATCTTTTGTTTTATTAAGAAGGTTGTTTAAGTTGTTTATTATTTTGTATTCGTATGCTGCTTTTTCAAGTTTATTTATTCTTAAATTACTTTCTTCTAATTGTATTTCTAATTCAGATACTCTTAACTTATTCTTTTTAATTTCTAATCTTAATTCTTCATTATCTTCTGTATTTAAAATGTTTTCTTCATCCATTTGATTTACTATTATATTTCTTAAACTTCTTAAATCTCTATTAAACTTTTCATACATTTCATAATTGTTTAAAGAATGTATTACTGTTGCGTGATTCTTATTTACTGATTCAGCTATTTCTTGTAATGTCATTTTAGGTTTAAAATGTTTTACCAAATAAAAGTACAATGCTCTTGCTTCTATTATATTATGCTTTCTACTATTTTTAGAAACATCTATATCAGTTTCTTTTAATATTATTTCTTTTAATCTTTCTGTTATTTCCATTTTGTTTATTTTAAAGTACTCCTCTTAATACATATTGATTTAAATCTACATCACTATCTTCTCCAAAGAAGTATTTATAATTATCTATTCCTTGTTCAAGTTTACGTTTGCCTTTCTCATAAAATTCATCACTACATTCAAATATTCCAATGTCTAAACTTCCTTTATCAATACAAACAAATACAAATTCATCTACATTAAACATTTCCCTGTAAAGATATGCTTGTAAATCATAACTGTATTTATCTGCTGAATATCTAAATTCATTTAAACCTGTAGTAGTTTTTAAATCTACAATCATATTGTCTTTTAATATATCTGCTTTAGCTCTAAATGGTATTCCATTAATCATTGATATTTCTGGTATCTCAAATTGTGCTTTAGACATATAGTGTACTGCTTCATCGTTTCTTAAAATTGCATCAGCTAATCTTTCTGCTGCTTTAATCTCATTTGTTGTGTAAACTTCTTTACCTTCTGCTTTTGCTTCTTTATATGCTTTTCCTGCTTTAGTTGCTACATCTACAATAGTTAATTCATCTATCTTGTGTGGCTCTAAAATCATTGTGTGGAATAGTTTACCGTCTCTTAAAGGTTGTGTTTCACTTTGTCCGTACTTTGTAACGTACTTATAAGTTTTAGGACTTGATAAGACCATTTTAAGACTTGAACTGCTTAAAGCCTGTTTACCTAAATAACCATAGTAAAACTCATCGTTGTACATATTGTCTATTAGTTCTTGCTTATCCCAAATCTTGTTGTCGAATGTTTTAATTTTTGTTTCCATTGTTTATTATTAGTTTTAGTATGTAATCGTATGTTGCTAATTCTCTTTCTGTACTATCAATCATTATCTTTAAATGGTCATCAGATGTTAAACTTTGTCCTGACATTAGTTCACCGAGGTATTTAAACAATTCTCTATCTAATACCTGTACTTTAGATTGTATTGTAAAGTATGCAGCTTCATTCATATTCTTATATTATCTAAATTACTCATTGTTTCATCATAATTTAATATTTCTCTAATCTGTTGTGCATAAGCATCTGATTCATTCCAATCTTTCACTAATGCTTCAGCAATTAATTCTAATTGTTTACGTACATAAACATTGTCCGTTGTTTTCATAACCTCTATACAGGTTTCTAATTTGAATAAAATTTGTAGTTTGTCCATTTTGTTTGTTTTTTAAATTGTTATACGCAAATGTAAACATTATTTGTTTATAAAAAACATTTTAACTAAAAATTAACATAAAAAAAAACAATCATTTCTGATTGCTTAATTTTAGATTAATAATTTTTCTATATATTTCATTAACTCTTTCAGAGTTTAATCCTCTATTATAATTGAATTTCATTATACGTTGGATTCTTTGCAGTGCTGATTGTTTACTTCGTGTCATATTGCTTTAATTTTTCTAAATATAATATCATATCCATTGCTTCTTGTTGTGCGTGATTTAGCCATTCTAAACGTGTTAAATCTGTTCTATCTAATGTAGTACCATATTTATTAATTCCTACGTTAGAACGTTGTTTAAATTGTTCTATAACTGATTCTACTATACTATCTTTCATTTAAAATAATTCTTTAGTTACTATGTGATTATTAATTCTATTTTCTGCAATACTAAAATATTTATCATCCATTTCAATTCCAATAAAGTTTCTGTTTAAATTTTTACAAGCTACTCCTGTAGTTCCTGAACCCATTGTAAAGTCTAAAACTGTTTCGTTTTCATTTGTGTATGTTTTTATTAAATATTCTACTAAATCTACAGGTTTTTGTGTTGGATGTAATTTACTTCCTTTAGGAGTATTAGGAACACTTTTAAATTCCAATATTGATTTTGGATTGACTTTATTTGGATTATATTGTTTAGCTTCTTGTTTACCGATATTTATGTGATTTGATAAATGTGAACTACCTTGCATTTTATAATTAGCTCTACTTATACTACTTTTATTTCTATCTGATAGTATTTTATTAAATGTTGGTTTTGATTTATTTACAAAAACACTAATTATTTCGTGATATTTCATAGGCATATATTCATTTTGAGCCATACCTGTACACATTGTTTTTTTCCAAATCCAATCATATTTATAATTTTTTATATTACTCATTCTTAAAGCACTGCTAAATGGTTCACTTCCAAACAAAACTATTGCACCATTATCTTTAATAATTCTATTAAGTTGTCCCCACATTAAATCAAAAGGAATAACTGAATCCCATTTACAAGCTGTAGTTCCATAAGGCGGGTCTGTAATTATAGCATCAATACTTTTATCAGGTATTGACTTCATTAATTCTAAACAATCACCTTTAAATAATTTAATCATTTACTAAATCTTTTAGAATGTTGTGTGTATAATTCCATAACTTTTTTAGATGCTTCATATTCTGTAAATTCTATTTTTGTTTTATCTATTTCAAAAGTATATATCTTTAAGTTGTCTGATATTTGAAACTTAATAACGTGATACATTTTTGTATTTTGTATTGGTTGGATAACATAAGCTAAATCATTTTTCCAGCACAATCTCATTGCTTCTATTTCATCTTCTTTTGGAGAATACTTTTCTAATTGCTTTTTAGCCATTTGTAACATCCTTTTTAAATATTGATTTTAATATTACAGGTGACCAAGTTTGTGTTAAACATAAATTATAAAGCATTTGCCCTAATTCATCAATATCAATGTCATCATTTTCTGTTTCTATTGTTGATGTTTTTCCATAAGATGTATATGTTAATTTCATTAGTCAAGTTTTAAAAATTCTGTTTCTGCATATTCAGTGAACCATTCACTGTTTTCTTTGTATTTGTCTATTACTGCATTTATAAATACTAATTCATCTAAAGAACTTGTTTGCAGTTTAGAAACTATTTCTTCAATACTTCTTAATATATTAGTTGTTGTTTCAGGGTCTGTATTGTATATTATTTTAAATTCGTTTCTTACTATTTCTTCCAAGTCTTTATTTAAACTATTTATCTTGTGTTTAATTTGTTGCTTGTATTGTTGTGTAAAAAATAAATTCTCATTTGATTCTAACAGTAACTGACTTAATATTACTGATTTTAAATATTCTTGTTGTATTGCGTTTACTTCCATTGTTTTGCTTTTGTTAGTTCTAAATATGCTACTTCTTTTTCTATTCTATTTGTGTTGTAAAATTGTGTTGTGGCTGGGTTCTTATTATTAAGTTCCCATTCTGGGATAATTAGATTTAAGTTAAAACTGTATATTCCTTTTGGAGTTGAGTTAAAATACATTGGTGTGTCTAAATGCTTTTCACATTCTTGTTTCATTGCATCGTACTTTTTCTTTTCAAGTAGTAAAGTATTGTAATGTGTTTTTCTGCATTTAAGTTCTAATCTATGTCCTTTGATGGGACTGTAACAATCCCACCTTGACATTTGATTTTTAGCTTTAACTAAATCAGGATATACATTTTCTTTTAACCAATTAAATAAATCAACTTCTGACCAGTTATTCATTTATTTTATATTCGTTGTATACACGTCTTAATTCATCAAGCTTACCTTTCCAACAACTTGCACAAGAACTTATCTGTAAACGATAGTTAAATACGTTGAAATAAATATCTGATACTTCTTGTTGTTCTATTGCAGTTAATGTAGTTTGTTGAGCAGATAAATACTTTGTAAGTTTAGTATAATCTGATTCATTTAAACAGTTTATATTTCTGTTGTAAGGAAATAAATTATTTAACTTTTCTTTTCTTTCATCGCAACCACAATCAATTCCTGTTGCTTCGCTAAACATTTCAACTACTTTTTTAATTCCTGTTACTTCGGTTAGTTTTTCAATTGAATCTCCTAAACCCTTACTCTTTTGTTTCGCCATTTTCTTCTTCTTTTGGTGTTAATAATCTAACTGCTGCTAAAACTACTTCAGCATCTGTTAATGATAAAATTCCTTTTGCTTGTGCTAAATTAGCTACTTGAAGCAAAACATTAATTGCATTTTTTTCTTCCATTTTTAGTAAATTTGATTGTAATCGTTATTAATATAATCAGTATATTGTTTCTGAAATTTAGTACTTAATATTTCCTTATAGTTTTTAATAGAATGGAATATAGATATTAAACTTATGTTAGTTTCGCCTGCAATATCTCTCATTGACATATCTGTATCTCTATAAAGTTTAAATAGTTTGCGGTCATACCAATGCCAGTTTTCTAATTCATCATCAATCAACATACATATATCATTATATGCCTTATGTTCTTCTACGTTTGAATCGTCAAATAATTCCCAGCATCCATCAATAGGTACTTTTGTTATTTTCATTTTCTTATTGTAGAACTGAAAGAACAAAGATTTCAATGTGAAAAACATATAACCTTTTCTGACTTTGCCACTTGCATCAATAAGTTTAGAAGCATCAGCATATTTTATTAATGCTATATAACTTTCCTGTACTATATCTTCAGCGTAATCATATTCACCAAATTTATGAATTATTTCAATCCATTCTTTGTGGTGTTTTGCTACTTGTTCCAGCCAGTTGAAGTTGTCCATATAAATGAAAATGATATTATTAATATTAGAACCTGTATTGTGTGTTCTGTTTCGTCATCAAATTCATCGTCATTATATAATGCTCCTAACATTACACCTTTAATTGGATTTATAATTATTTCACAATCATAAAATTGTGCTATTATAAATGCAGTACATAAAATAAAACCTAAAGTGATTAATATCATATTAAAATAATTTTGCTGTTACTTTTGCTACTTTCTTTTCAGAAATTACTTCCTTTAATTGAATTGAAAAATCAATATGTGTTAATTCAGAATCAACTTCTAATAGTTCTTCAATGCAATCAGCTATAGGAGTTAAATTATATCTTGCTTCCATATCTGTTAATTCTTGTAAATATACAAGCTTTTCTTTTAAATCTTTAAAAAAACTTATTAACATTTTATTGTCTGAATGATAAAGTAACATTCTTTCGTTTGAAAC